TACCAGTTGTGATTGCACTTGTATAGCTAGACTTATCTGATGAGTCTCCTGCTACGTCAGGTGTTTCATCATCTTCGTCTACTGGTGCATAAGCTAAGATAATTTCAAGATGCTCAACATTACGCTGTACCATCTCGTTTATTTCTTCTTGGGTCATACCATTTATATCGTGTGTACCATCATTTACAGCGTTGATAAGCGTTACGCTATCGGTTGCTGCTGTTAAGACTTCTGTTACTGTTGTCATTTTTTATACTCCTATTGTTGTTAGCCTTCTAAGGCTGTTAATCGTGCTTCTAAAGCATCATTTTTTGCTGAAAGTTCTTGTACTGCCTTAATTAAAGGTTGCACAAACATTTCTTGCGAAATACCTTGTATACCATTGCTTGTTTCGTGCCAACCTGCAAAGTCTGTAATGTTATTATTATCCATTGCCTGTTTAACTTCTTGAGCAATAAGACCATACATTTTGGCATCAACTCGTCTTTCTGTTTCTTCAGGGTTATAGTCAGGTAAAGAAGAATCTATATTAGCTCTTGGCTTCCATTTGTAAGTAACAGGTCTTAAATCGTTTATAAAGTCTAAACCACAATCTGTGTTTGTAATTTCTTCTTTATATCTTACATCTGATGCTTTTGTCCAAGTGGCACTTGATGTAAACAGAGCATAAATTCTATCTGTTCCTGCTCCTTTACCTAAAGTTACATAGTTATCACCAACATTTACAATATCATGTCCAATTCCAATACCATTTGTGGTATCTGTGGCACTACCCCTAGCATTATAACCAATAAAAACATTATTACTTCCTGTAATTTGGTTGTTACTTGCTCCTTTACCAATTGCAGTATTTTGTGTACCTGTGGTGCTTGAAATCATTGCTGATTTGCCGACTGCGGTGTTATCAGCTCCTGTAGTATTTGCAAAAAGTGCTGCGTGTCCTACAGCCGCATTTGATGCGGCAGTTGTATTGCCTGCTAATGCTTGTGAGCCAACTGCTGTATTATTTTCACCTGTAGTGTTTGCTCTTAAAGCACTAATACCAACTGCTGCACAGTTTGAGGCTGTTGTATTTGCTCCTAAAGCTGATGTTCCTACCGCAGTATTATCTCCTCCTGTTGTGTTTGCATCAAGAGCATCGCCACCCACAGCGACATTTTGTTGACCTGTAGTGTTTGCTAGTAAAGCACCATAACCAACTGCGGTGTTGTAAGATGCTGTGGTGCTTGATTGTAGTGCATAAGCTCCCAGTGCTGCGTTTGATGTACCTGAAGTATTTGAGTATAAAGAGACAGTACCTACTGCTGTGTTGTTAGAGGCTGTGTTTGCGGTTAAAGCAACACGACCAATGGCTGTGTTCCCAACTCCTGTGGTGTTTGCTGATAGTGCTGAAATACCTACTGCTGTATTTTCATAACCTGTGGTGTTTGCTGCTAAAGACTGATAACCAAATGCTGTATTATTATCGGCTGTAGTGTTATCTCTTAAAGAGCCATAACCAACTGC